TACGGTCGTAGAGAAATTTTGAAGCGGTGCGCCAGCACCGCGAACCACCATTTTTATTATCTATTATCTTTTATCTATTATTTAAAAAGGAGCTTCTTATGAGTAAGCTGCATTTGATTTTACCCATGGCCGGTCGGGGGAGCCGCTTTTTTGAAAACGGATTTGTCTGCCCGAAGCCATTGATTGGAATTAACGGCAAGCCGTTCTTTTACTGGGCGGCGCGCAGTATTGAGAAATATGTGGACTGCGCCGACATCACCTTTGTTGTGCTGCAGGAGCATATCCGCGACTTTGCGATTGACGAAAAGATCCGGACATACTGGCCTGAGGCGCGCATCATTGCCCTGCCGGAGGTGACCGAGGGGGCGGCTGTCACGGCACTGAAGGGCTGCGAGGGCCTGCCCGACGGTGAGCCGATCCTTTTCAATGACTGTGACCACCTGTTTATCTGCAGCGCGTTCAATGCGTTCTGCAAAAAGGGCCGCTTTGCCGACGGACCTGCAGGGGCGCTGCTGACCTTTGAGAGCGATTCCCCGGCCTACAGCTACCTGCAGTACGGCGCGGACGGCAATGTCTGCCATACGGTGGAAAAGCAGGTCGTCAGCCATGATGCCATCTGCGGCGCGTATTATTTTAAGGATAAGCGCACCTACGCCGATGCCTGCGCCGCATATCTGAAAAACTGTGAGTATAAGGAATTTTTTGTATCCGGCATCTACAATGTGCTGGCAGCGCAGGGCGCACGGATCGCAGGCTTTGCGTGTGATCTGCACCTGCCCTTCGGCACACCGGACGAATACCGCACCGCAGAAAAGCCGGAGAACCGCGCCGGATTTGACGCGCTGGGGTGACAAAGAAGGGTTTGTGTCCGGCTGTGATTCTGTCTGCGGCGGGGATCATCTATGCGGTGATGAAAGATAAAAGGAAGCGGGAGAGGGTCACGGACTGATGATCGGACTTTATTTTGTGTTGGCACTGGTGCTGGTGCTGGTGGGCCATGCGTTCCGCCTGCTGCGGTGGGAGCAGTTTATCCGCATCTATGAGCGGCCGCTGCGCGGGCAGATGCTGCGCGGTATGGCCGGCGGCTATGCGCTGAACTTTGTGCTGCCGTTCCATCTGGGGGATGTGTTCCGCGCGGTATTCCCCGGGCGGCGGATGAAGAGCGGGGTCGGCTTTGCGCTGGCCACCGTCATTATGGACCGGTTCCTTGATGTCTGGTTCGTGGCGCTGGGCTTTATTGCCTTTTCGCTGCTGGGGCAGGGCGGGGCCGCCGTGCGCGGTGCAGCGCGGTACTATCTGGTGTTCTCGCTGGTGCTGGCGGCAGCGCTGGTGCTGGTGTCGGTGCTGCGTGACTGGCTGAAAAAGATCTGTCTGGCGTTCTGCGGCATCTTCAATGACACGCTGAAGCTTGACGGCATGATGTTCTTCTGGAGCCTGATCAACACCTTCAAGGATCTTGGCCGGGTGAAGATCGGCCGCCTTGCCGCCAATACAGTGCTGATGTGGGCGGCGTATCTGGGGTCCTACACGGCGCTGGGGGCGGCCCTGACCGCTGCCGGGCAGCCGATGAAGCTGGTCGGCGTGTTTGACCTTTTGTTCGGACGCAGCGCAGCCGATTTTACGGCGCTGCTGCCCGGCGGTGCGCTGGGCACCGCAGCCCCTGCGGCGCGCGGGCTGCTGCTGGCGTGGTTTATGCTGCCGCTGGCGGCTATGTGGGCAGCTACGCTGCTGCCCGAGCGTGTGCGCGGTGCGGTCAATCAGGCAACGCAGGCCGCCCCGGCGGAGGAAAGCTATCTGAATCTGCTGCCCCAGGCGGATGAGCATGACCGTGCCGTCTTTCTGGGCAAGTATTTCGGACTGGAAAACAAGGAGTATCTGCAGCGCTTTCTGCAGATGAACCGGGATATTACGATCCTGCAGGATTATTCGGCGGGCTCCAACGCCACAACGATGCTCTGCATGGACAAGCAGTCTACCTTTTACCGCAAATATGCCTTCGGCGCGGACGGAGACAAGCTGGCCGAGCAGATCGACTGGCTGCGCGCCCAGCAGGACCGGCTGCCGCTGTGCGAGATCCTGCGCACTGCGCGGGAGGACGGCTGCTGCTGGTATGACATGACCTACAACCCGCAGGCGGTGGGGATGTTCCGCTATCTGCACTCCAACCCGGTCGAGAAGAGCCGGCGCATCCTGCGGGAGGTGCTGCAGACGCTGGAGGAGCAGCTGTACCGCCCGACCGCCCGCGCGGCGGACCCTGCAGCGATCGAAAAGTACATTGAGACAAAGGTGGACGGCAACCTCAAAAAGATCCGTGAGGACCGCGCCCTGCGCGAGCTGGTCGGCTGTGATACGCTCTGGATCAACGGTACAGAGTACAAAAATCTGAACCGGCTGGACGGGCTGTTTGACCATGCGCGGCTGCGCGAGCTGTTTGCGGCGGACCCCGTGGGGACGATCCACGGCGATCTGACGATTGAAAACATCATCTGCCGTACCGACAATGACGGATGGTATCTCATCGACCCGAACACCGGCAATCTGCACGAAAGCCCCTTCCTCGATTACGGCAAGCTGTTGCAAAGCCTGCATGGCAGCTATGAATTTATGATGAAAACGCCCCGCGTGGCGGTGCAGGAAAACCGCATCGACTTTCAGCTGACCCGCAGCGCCGCCTACGATGCGCTGCTGGCAGCCCTGATGGAGGATCTGAAGCAGCGCTACCCGCGTGCGCAGGTGGAGAGCATCCTGATGCATGAGGTCATCCACTGGCTGCGGCTGATGCCCTACAAGCTGGCCAAGGACCGCAAGCGCGCGCCGATGTTCTATGCAGGGCTGGTGATGGTGGCCAACGATGTGGCTGATTTTTGTGAAGGAAAAGAGGGAAAGCTATGCTGATCTGTGTGGATCTGGACGGGACCCTGCTGGACACGGTGCCGGCCAATGCGGCGTCCTACCGCGCGGCGCTGGAGGAAATGGGCTTTACCGTGACCGATGAATACTATGCGGCGTCCTGCAACGGCGGGCATTACACCCGCTTTCTGCGCCCGCTGATGGGCGGCGACCCCTGTGACGCCGATGTGGAGCGGGTGCATGACCGCAAGAAGGAGCTGTACAGTGACTTTTTGGACATGGTGCGGCCTAACACGGCGTTGATGGAGATACTGCGCACGATGCAGGCGGCCGGGCATGATCTGGCCTGTGTGACGACTGGCAGCAAGCAAAACGCCACCGAGGTGTTGGAGCATTTCGGTGTGCGGGAACTGTTTGGGCTGATTGTGACCGGCGAGGATGTGGAAAAGCAGAAGCCCGACCCGGAAGGGTATTGCAAGGCGATGGCGTATTTCCATGTGACACCTGCCGAGACGATGATTTTTGAGGATTCGGGCATTGGGCTGGAAGCAGCCAAGGCCAGCGGAGCAAGGGTATTCAGGGTGGAGCAGTTTTAAGGCTTAACGGCGCGGCAATGGCACGGCCCGGCAAAGCCCCTCCGGCCATCGCTGCGCTCGGCCACCTCCCCTGAGAGGGGAGGCTTTTCGGGGCGTCGAGGACGCCGCCCCCTACAACAAAAAACAGCCCTTGGGGAACTTATCCTCAAGGGCTGTTGGGTTATTTTGGGGAAATTACTTGTTTTCGGGGCGGACGATCTCGCGGATGACGCTGACGATATTCTCTGCAGTCAGGCCGTAATCGCGCAGGACCTCATTGGCGGGGCCGGAGTGGCCGAACTGATCCTGCACACCGATGCGATGCACAAGGCAGGGCAGCTTCTCGCTGACAACCGCGCAGACAGCCTCGCCCAGACCGCCGATGACGCTGTGCTCCTCGACCGTGATGATGCGGCCGCACTCGCGGGCAGCCGTCAGGATGATCTCCTCGTCAATGGGCTTGATGGTCGGCATGTTGATGACGCGGACATTCAGACCCTGACGCTTGGCCAGCACGGCGGCGCGCAGCGCCTCGTTGGTCATCAGGCCGGTGGCGATGACAGCAATGTCGTAACCATCGGTCAGCTTTTCGCCCTTGCCGATCTGGAACTCATAGGTTTCCGGATCGTGGAAAACAGGGGTGGCCAGACGGGAGAAGCGCAGATAGACGGGGCCCTGATAGTTGTAGGCGGCGATGACGGCGGCGCGGGCCTCGACATCGTCAGCGGGGCTCAGCACCACCATACCGGGGATGGAGCGCATCAGGGCGATATCCTCGCAGCACTGGTGGGAGGCACCGTCCTCACCGACAGAAAGGCCGGCGTGGGTGGCGCCGATCTTGACATTCAGGTGGGGGTAGCCGATGGAGTTGCGGATCTGCTCAAAGGCGCGGCCCGCAGCAAACATCGCAAAGCTGGACACAAAGGGAACATAGCCCATCGTGCTCATGCCGGCGGCAACGCCGACCATGTTCTGCTCGGCAATGCCGCAGTCAAAGTGGCGGTCCGGGTAGGCCTTCTTGAAGATATCGGTCTTGGTGGCGGCGGCCAAATCGGCGTCAAAAACCACCAGATTGTCAGCGCCCTGCTGGGCCAGCTCTACCAGCGTGTTGCCGTAGCTGACACGGGTAGCAATTTTTTTAATCTCAGCCATTGTTGAACTCGATCTCCTTTTCCAGCGTTGCATGGGCGGCGCGCAGCTCAGACATGGCCTGTGCGTACTCGTCGTCATTGGGGGCCTTGCCGTGCCAGCCAACGGAATTTTCCATAAAGCTGACGCCCAGACCCTTGGTGGTGCGCAGCAGGAAGCAGGTGGGCTTGCCGCTGCCGTGGGACAGGTCAAACATCTTGAAGGCCTGCTCCAGATCGGAGAAGGAGTTGCCGTTGCAGACGATGGTATTGAAGCCGAAGGCATCCATCTTGTGGTCCAGCGGCTCAGAGTTCATGACATCGCGGGTGGCGCCGTCGATCTGCAGGCCGTTGACATCAATCATGATGCACAGGTTATCCAGCTTGTAGTGGTTGGCGAACATGAAGGCCTCCCAGCATTCGCCCTCCTCGATCTCGCCATCGCCCAGCAGGGTGTAGACATTGATGTCGCTGCCGGACTGCTTGGCACCCAGCGCCATGCCGCAGGCGGCAGAAACGCCCTGACCCAGGCTGCCGGTGCTCATATCGACACCGGGCACGGTGTTCATGTTGGGATGCCCCTGCAGGTAGCTGTTGGAGTGGCGCAGGGTGGGCAGGTCGGCGACCGGGAAGAAACCGCGCTCCGCCAGCGTGGCATACAGGCCGGGCGCGCAATGGCCCTTGCTCAGGACAAAGCGGTCGCGGTTGGGGTCCTGCGGCTGCTCGGGATCAATGCGCATCTCGCGGAAATACAGGTAAGTAAAGGCATCCGCTGCGGACAGGCTGCCGCCCGGATGACCGCACCCGGCACCGTGGGTGGCTTCAATCACACCCATGCGCACGCGGGTCGCAGTCAATTTCAACTGCAGCGTTTCCAGTTTTGTCATAGCTAAGTTCCTCCGGTCACTATTGGTAAAATCGGGTGGTATTTTGAGATACCACTACACAATATACTACTTCTATTATACACATTTCGCAGAAACACGCAAGATTTTTTTACAATTTTCGTGGCTGCACGGCGCGGCGGCGAAAAAACCGCCCGCCGCACAAAGTGCGATGCTGCGCACCCTTTGTGCGTTGTGCCAAAAAATGGCGCGATTCGTACATAAACTACGGCGAAAAGCCCCTTGCGCACGGGGCGGTTTTGCTTTATACTTTATATAAAGCCGCGGTGCGGAAAACCCATCATCTTACGCAGCCGCCCGGCCCATACTACTATATCTGGGAGGGAAACAAAGTGCCCAACGGGATCTACATCCAGACTGAGTACCACGGCAAGCTTATCCGCAAAATCGTCTGCAACGGGGACGAACGGTGGTTCATCGGCTCCAACTGCGCCGTGACCTTTATGTCTATGGACGACTGCATGGCCGCCATTGACCGACTGTAATGGAATAAAATGCTGCCGCACCCCGTCTTATGCGATGGGGTGCGTTTTGTTTTACGGGATCATGCAGCAGGAGGAAAGGCCCTTATGAAAAAACATAACTGGCGGCTGATGCTGCGCCGGGTGCTGAACCTTGTGTTCAGCCGTCTGGTCGTGACGGCCGTGCTGCTTGTGCTGCAGATGGTGTGGCTGTTTGCGCTGTTTTACCGTCTGGCGGACTATGCCCGGTGGTTCAACGCCGCCGGCCTGACGCTGAGCATCATCATGTGTCTGGCGCTGATCCGGCAGGACTCCACCGTGCCGGAGTTCAAGATCAGCTGGATGATCCTGTTTGCAGTCATGCCGGTGCAGGGCGGCCTTTTGTACCTGCTGTGGGGCAACAAGCGCCCGGCGCTTGGTCTGCGCCACCGGCAGGAGCGGGCCGAGCAGGCCATGGCGGATACCCGGCGCGAGGACCCCGCTGCTGCGGCCCAACTGCGCGCGGCTGACCCGCGGGCAGCGCTGACAGCGCGTTATCTGCATGATTACGCCCCGGCGCCGCTGTACGGCGGTACGGCGGTGCGATACTACCCGGACGGCCAGACGATGCTGGCCGACATGCTGCCCGCCCTGCAGAGCGCCGAGCGCAGCATCTTTGTCGAGAGCTTTATCATCGGCATGGGCGAGATGTGGGGCCAGATCCATGAGATCCTGCGCCGCAAGGCTGCCGCGGGACTGGATGTGCGGGTCATCTACGATGATGCGGGCTGCCTGAGCCTGCTGCCCCACAACTATGCCGAGCTGCTGCGGGCGGAGGGCATCCGGGCGTTCAGCTTCAACCGCTGCGTGCCGGTGCTGAACCTTGTCATGAACAACCGCGACCACCGCAAGATCATGGTCATTGACGGAAAAATCGGCTTTACCGGCGGCGTGAATCTGGCCGATGAATACATCAACCGGCTGGTGCGGTTCGGCTACTGGAAGGACAGCGGCGTCCGGCTGGAGGGGCCGGGCGCGGGGGCGCTGGCCAACATTTTTCTGACCTTCTGGAAGGCGCAGTACCCCGATGAGGATATTGACATCGACCGCGACCTGCCCGCCGCTGCGCCGGTGCCGACCGACTGCTTGGTGCAGCCCTTTGCCGACAGCCCCGTGGACCGGGAGGCCGTGGCGAAGAATGTGTATCTGGAGCTGATCAATCAGGCGCAGCGGCGGCTGCAGATCTGCACGCCCTACCTGATATTGGACAACGACCTGCTGGCCTGCCTGCGGCTGGCGGCCAAGCGCGGTGTGGATGTGCGCATCTACACGCCCGGCGTGCCTGATAAGCCGACAATTTACCAGCTGACCCGGAGCTACTTCCCGCATCTTCTGCGCGCGGGGGTCAGGATCTTCAGCTACACGCCGGGCTTTCTGCACGCCAAGACATGGCTGGTAGACGACCGCATCGCGGCGGTGGGCACGGTAAATCTGGATTACCGCAGCCTTTACCTGCATTTTGAGAACAGCGTACTGATCTACGGCGGCGCGGTGCTGGACGATGTGCGGCGCGATCTGGCGGAAATCGAAAAGGAGAGCGCCGAGGTGAAGCTGGCGGACTGCCGCACAGGGTTCTTCGGCACGATGTACAGTGCGGTGCTGAGATTGGTAGCACCGCTGTGCTGAGGCGATGCAGGGCGGCTGCTGGCCGGGGGTTGTAGGGGGCGGCGTCCCCGATGCCCCGGAAACAGGCAGCGGCAGGAGGTAGCGGG